AGCGTTACCCGCAAGGTTCGTGCCGGTAGCGATGTTGATGGCCGAGCCGGTGGCCGCGCCCGTGCCATAGTTGATGTCGATGGCATTGCCGGTATGGACCGCGTCAATGTCGATTTCGACGATGTTCCCACTGCCGGTGTTGGTCTGGTCGATGTTGAGGGCGCAGACGTTCCCGTCCCCGTCGTGCTTGATGTGAACCAGGTCGGCCGTCCTGGTCCCCGCCCCGGCGTCGATATAGAGAGCTTTCGACGCGACGCCCAGGTTCATATCGATGTCGATGGTGTTGCCCGTCACGGCAGCCCCGACGTCGATGTCGATGATGTTCCCGGAAGACGCACCCGTGATGGCGATGTCGATACAATCCGCGGCCCCGGTGCAGTCCGTGGCCACTTCAACCATCGGCTGAGTCCGGATGCCGGACCCCTCGATGTGCAGGGCGGTTGCCGCAACCGCCGTATCGAGGTTGATGAAAATGGCATTGCCCGTCGCTGCTGCCGAATAGGCGATGTTGATGATGTCGCCGGTGTAGACGCCGCCCACGTCGATGTCGATGCAGTCGGCCGAGCCGGTCGAGTCCTCGTTGATGTCGATGGCCGGATTCGTGCGGATGCCTGCGTTTCTGACGATCTGCATACCGGTTGAATCGATGCCGTCGTTGGCGTCAAAGGTCAGCTTGATGCCGAAATTCGCCGGAGATCCGTTATAACTGTCGGTCCAGTCAAGACCGATGGAGGCCCCCGACCCGCTGGAATCGATATCGATAACGCTGTGCGCGCCGGTCGAGTCGTCCTTAACCTTCAGGTCGGCCCCGGTCCGGGCCGTCGCGCCGTTGTCGATGTAGATCGCCCCGGCCGCGATGCCAAGGTTCATGTCGATATCAACGACATTTCCGGTCAGGGCTGCCCCCACGCCGACGTCGATCACATTCCCGCTCTTTGCCCCGGAGATGGTAAATTCGAGGCTGTTCGCCGTCCCGGTCGTCGCGTCAGTCAGGGCAATGGCCCCCTCGTCGAGGGTGACCGCCCGGCCGTTCGAGTACACGCCATCCAGGTCGCCCAAGGCCGTCCCGCCGCTCCCGCCGGAATAGCTCGCGGTGATGTAGTATTCGGTCCCGTTATAGGACCAATGGATTCCGTCCGACTCCATCCAGAGTCCGGCGCTTGCCAGTCCGCTCCCCACGTTCAGGGCGTAACTGGTATCGGTCGGCTCCGCCGTCTGTAGGTCGAACACCAGCCCGATTGAGCTGTGAACACCGTCATATTTGACTAAACTCATGTGTGCCTCCTTCCCGACAGGACCGCTGCCCTCTCATCGAACCCCTCATGCAAGTGGCCGGGGGAATTGCCGGGTTACACCCCCGCTTACCCTTGAAGCCCGGGCGGGGACTTTTGGGGATTGCCCCCGCCCGATGCTTGGTTGTCGTTACGCCGGAATCACGCCGATAAAGTCACGCTCGTCGGCGATTTCCATTGAGAAACGCTGGTCTCCTTTCGCCATCATGTCGCCCGTCTGGAAGTCCTGTTCCCGTCCGAAACGGGTCTTGCGCCGCCAGAACATGATGATCCCGCGGCCGTCCGTCTGGAGGAACCAGGCGTCCGTATCCGACAGGTACGGCCAGACGCAGATCTCGACCGAACGGCCGGACTGCTTCATGGCGTTGATGGCCCGGTTGCCGGTATCCGGACGGTCCGGGGAGTAGACGACCTCGCGGGCGTTCTTCTCCAGCTGAGGAGGAACCCACAGTTTCCGGACCTTCTTCTGAATCCGCTGCTGCCGGTGGTTGTACTGATTCTCCGCCGCGATGACCGCGCTCCAATAGGTGGAGTAGGTCAGGTCGGTGGAGGTCAGGTAGTTAGAGAAGGTGGACCCGTCCAGGCGCGTATGAGACGCGCTGAACAGGGCGACGCTGTCACGCGTTGCGTGGTAGGTCGTCGCCGTCCCGCTGTTGAGGAAGCGGGCCGCCATCTTCTCCGGGTTCACGGCCAGGGACTCCCCGAGGTCGAAGAACATCTCCTTCAGGTCCTCGGCGTTTCCCCCGCCGCCCAGCTCGTACAGGTTGTCTTCGATGGCCTCCTCGGTGATCCGCACCCCGAGGGCATACACGGTATGCACCCAGGCTTGCTTCGCACCGGCGATCTGGACATCGTAGGTGATTCCGGCGCCCTCACCCTTGGCAACGGGGTCGCCCAGGCCGGACCGGATCGCATCCTCTTCCTTCTTCTTTTTGCTGTCCTTGATCGTGCAGAGCTTGGGGTACATCAGCTCTCCCCTCTTGCTCAGGTAACTATCGACGGCCACGGCAAACAATCCGGGGACGTACTCATTGACGAAGCGTGATCGTGTCCACATAATGACGTCCTCCTTTCGTTAAATTGCCGTTGCGCTCGACTTGAAGTGAGCGTTCGGATTCGGCATGACGATCCAGCGGCAGTATGCCGATGCCACGGTGTCGTCCTTGTAGGAACGCAGGATTCTCAGGGCCAGCGTGTTCGTCGTGTTGACGGTGTTGCTGTCGATTTCCTGCTTGGACCGGCCGTTCGTGGTATTGCCCGTATGCGTCGAGATAACCGCCACATTCAGGCCGACGGATGCCGCCGCAATGGGGGTAGTGTCCCCATCTTCCTGCACCAGGAATTCCTGCATCGGGTGGTCCGCCACCAGCACGTACCCGGCAACGACGCTGTCGCCAGTCGTTGAGGCGGGAAGGTACGAGAGGGGATCTCCGTTGCTGTCGAGAACGGCCAGCACGGCGCCGAGTTCGTCGCCCGCCGCGCCGGTCACGTCAATTTCAACACCCATCCGAGTGTCACCGCCGAATACCTTGCAAACAAGGCCCGTATTGGTGACCTCGACCCAGTCTCCGACGAAAATGGCCGTCCCGTATGATGTGGCCACGGGATACCAATCCGCCGACAAAAGTTTCCCAAAGGGGACAAACCCAAAGGGAGAATCGACGTTTGCCATGGTTTCCTCCTATGCTTCCGCGACGAGCCCGTCGGAACCTTCCTCAAGGTCGCCGTCATAGATGATTTGATCCCCGCCCTTGATTTCCTGGCGCGACTCCGGCCTGCCGTCTCCGTACAGGCGTTTCGACGCGTTGAAGTGGGCGGCCCCACGCGCCTTCCCGTCCATCTCGGTCAGGTCGGCGCTCTTTCCGTCTGCGACTCCCTGGACGATGGCCCGCATCTTCTCGCGCATCCACCAGGGCTGAAATACGAGGATCTGATCCTCCCGGACGACGGCTCCGAGGACGGGATCGCAAAGGTGGGCGAGGAATGGCGTGTTCGCACGGTTGCAGATCCACCAGCGAGCCGGGGGCTGCTTGGTGCGGATCTCGTCGATCCGCTCCTTCGTGCGGGTGATCCAGCGGAAGGCGAATCGGCGCTCGCATTGGAGCTTGACCGCCTCCGGCGGGAGTTCAAAGGCCCAGCGTCCAAGCGAATAATCGAGGACGCTGTCCTCGGTGATCGTCTCCCATTCCCTGTCCGAGTCTGCCGCAACACGGGCGGCGATGGCCTGCTCCTCGGATGTGAGGGGGCGCAGGCTGTTCTCCGGCGCTTCCGCCGGGTATTTCTCAGGGGCATTGCTCCCCTGGCCGAATGCGTCTCTTTTGGTTTTCGCATTTGTTCTCATATCTTAGCCCTCCACGCTGATGGTGCGGGTCTTGTTGCCCGCCCGGAGTTTCTTGAGAAGCGCGATCTGCTGCGGCGTCTTCAGCCCCAGCCGTTTCGCCACGTCCGCGATGTCGGCGCTTGACGCCTCCCCCTTCTTTCCGGGAGGCGAGCCCTTCGGGGAGAGAACGGTTTCTTTGATCTCCCCCTTCCTGGCCTCCTCGACCTTGCCGGCCTTCGCGTCCGCCACTCCCTTCTCGTATGCCTGCCTCATCAGCACGGGACCCGCCCGGAGGTATTCGACCGCAACCCCGACCAGATCCCCCAATGGATGGTCCTTGACCCCGATGTATTCCTTCGTCTTGTCCACGGCCGCCCTGAGTTCGCTGCCTTCCTCGTTCAAGCCGGGGAAGGACTTGGACAGGTAAGCGTCGGCCTCGGCCTTCTTCGCCTTCGTCCCCTCGTCCTCGACGGCCTTCTTCGTCTCGCCCTTCGCGGCCTGCTGCGCCTGGTACTTGATGACGTTGAGCAGGGTCCGGGGGTCGTCCTTGTATTCTTCGAGCAGGCCCAGGACCTGCTGGTCGGTCAGGACAACCTCCTCCTTCTCCGTGGCCCCCTTGCGCTTCTGCCGCTCCTCGTGGAGCGCCCGGTTCAGTTCCTTGTTCTTCCGGAGCAATTCGGCCTTCTCCGCGTCATCGGCGGGGGGCGCCTCCTTCTTTTCCGGTTTCTCCGGGGTGTCCTTCGCCCCGCCCGGCGGCTCCTCCTCGCCCAGGAAATCGTCGATGTTGATCAGGTCGGACAAGGCCTCCTCGTCGTCCTTCTCCGGCTCCTCAACGACCGCATCTTTCTCCCCCGCGCCATCGGGGGGCCGTTCCAGTTCTGCATCTCCCATGCGTTAATCCCCTTTCTCGTCTTCGTTGACGGCAAACAGATGTTGTCTCAGGTAGCCCGCCTCGAATTCGGCGAAGTCCCTGGCGGTACACGCCGCGGCGAATTCCTTCGTCTTCGGCGTCTTTGCGATCCCTTCCGGAACGCGTATGATTCTGGAGAGCATATCGAGCGCCCCCCGTAGGTACTGCGGGTCCGGATTGCTCCAGACGCCCTTGAGGAATTCGATCCCCTCGGCGATCTCGGCCTTCCGGTACTCCGTGAATTCTTCCTGGTTGAGCAGGTCCTTGATGCCGCCCATGCGGGCCTCCTTGTCTGTGGGGCAAAGAAAAAGGGCGGCCGTAGAGAAGTAGGTCCCTACTGACCGCCCTTAATTCTTTCTTGCGTCCCGCCAGGCTGATCAGGCCCGAGCGGAAACCCCGTATCTGTCTACTGCATGACAGGACCCTGTGCCGGCGGCCCCGCGCCTCCCCCTCCCGCCGCCGCAAGGACGGCCTGCTTCTGCTGCATATACCCCTGGACGACCTGCATCACGTCCGGATTCTCGCGCACGACGTCCACCAGCATCTTAATGTTTGGGTCGATCCATTCATCCGTGTTCGTCACCCCGTAGGCCCTCAGGACCTCCTCGCGGGGCTTAATCGGGTTGATGTAAGGGTCGCCGCCCAGCATCTGCATCAGGTCCTCTTTCTCCCGGCGGTCGATGTACTTGTTGGCGCTCTCCGTCGAGGAGGCGAGAACGAACCTGTACCCCCGCCGCATTGCCTCGTAGGGGACGCGCACCTGCCGCCCACCGTAGATGAATTTCCGGTCCGGGCTCATCCGCTCATAGTAGAGGTCATAGAGGAGTTCGAGAATCCCCAGGTATTCCTCTTTCAGGGTCTCGCTCTGGTAATTGTGCTTGATGTTCCCCTCCTGAATGACCGACATGACCTCCGTCGCCGTCTTCCGGCCGCCCTGCTCGTTGGTCCTTCCCAACTGCCAATCGCCGATGGAACCGACCCGCTCCCAAAATGACACGAACAGGTTCAAGAATTGAATGTACTGCGCCGGGTTGATCCTGAATTCCTGGAACCTGATCCCCTGGACGTCGTCCACCTTGATCCCCTTGCCCGGAACCAATTCAATCTGCCCACGCAGGCCGCTCTTGGCGTCGTAGAAGAACCACGGCATCATGGTCAGATACCCGATGTTCGTGATCATGTTGAACACGTCCGAGGCCCCGGCCTGGATCGCCTTCAGCTTCGTGTAAATGCCTTTCCCGTAACTCTTGCCGTCCTCCGGATAGAATCGGAGCCGCTTGATGAGGGCGTTGTTCTCCATGCTCAGGTCCGTCTGCTTGAGCATCCGGATAATCGAGCGCGACTGCACGGCGATGGTCACGACCAGCCGCTCCTCCTCGAAATTGACCTGCTCGCCCTCCTGAAGCTCCTCCTGCCAGTAGATCGGATAGGAGACGTGGCATTCCAGGCACTCGATGACCTCCTTGCCCGTCACCTCGACCCCGGCCACCACCTGGCCGGCGGATTCCGTCACCTGCGCCGCCTTCTCCCCCAGGAGGTACGGCCCGATGTTCATCCACCCGAGCTTCCCCACGTTCCGCTGCAATTCGGCGTAGGTGGGCCGCACGACCCGGATCTTGTCGCAGCTCTCCCACTCCTCCACGGTCCCGATATTGTCGGGGACATAGACGTCCTCAAAGGGCAGGATCTCGAATTTCCCGCCCTCATAGACCGCCTCGCGCACCTCCTCCCGCGCCCTGCGTCCGGTCGCCTGGTCCACGGACGGCATCCCCGTCATCGGGTCCATGACGAACCGCTGCTTCTTCTTCTCGACGATCTCGTACTGCGGGACGACATAGGTCGTGCCGTCGAGGAGGATGTTGTGGACCATGCTGATGGTCGCCTGCTTGATGTTCGCCTTGTTTTTCAGTTCCGAGTTGTACCAGCTTTCGATGATCTCGGTCGCCTGGTCCTTCTGGTCCAGCCCCTCCATCTCGAAGCGCACGATGGGTTCCTTGCCGATCAGCCCCGCAACCATGCGAGGCTCCATGTTATCGACCGTTATCGTGACAAGGGGCAGTTCGATATTCTCGGCGTTCTCGAACGGAAAATCGGTATCCTCGGCGATCTGGTCGTATATCCGCCGGGCCGTCTGGTTCTCCTCGATCTGTTTCGCCCGGTACTCGGACTTGCCGATTTCGTCGTACAGCTCGAAGCACCGCTTGATCAGGCGGTCGAACAGCGGCGGATGGTCGGGGCGCGATTCAAGCATATTTCTCCCTCAAGTATTCCGTGAACGTTTTGACGGTCTTGACCTGGACACGCTCAGCCCGGGTCCCGTCCAGGTGCGCCATCCCCCCCGGCTTCGGGGAGACGTAGACCCACTTGCCGTCCTTCAGGACCCGGATCTGGAAGGCCGTCCGGTAGTCCTGCTCCAGGATCTCAAGCTCATCGAGGCTGAACTTTTTCACTTTTCCCCCTCGTTTTCTGGTACTCCGCGAATATGCCATAGCACTTGCCCAGCCGGTACTTCATCTTGCTCTCCGGCTCCTCCCTCGACACGACCGCGACGCACCGCTGAACGAAATCCGCTCTCTTTTCCCCCGGTTCCGGTGTCGGCATGATGGCCCCTCCTACTTTGTCGAACTCCTCACCTTTTCGTATCCCCTCACGC